GCGTCTTTACCTCATGGAAAATGGGCTGCACAGTGGATGCAAGAGCCTACAGGTGGAGAAGGTGCAATAATTAAGAAAGAATGGATACAAATTTGGGAAAAAACCGACCCTCCAGTTGCAGATTATATAATTCAGAGTTATGATACTGCTTTTTTGAAGTCAGAACGTGCAGACTATAGTGCGATTACGACTTGGGGAGTATTTTATAAGGATGAGGGTGGTGAACCTAACATAATTTTGCTTGATTCTATTAAAGATCGGTACGATTTTCCTGAATTAAAAGAAGTTGCGTACGAAAACTATATACATTGGGATCCAGATGTAGTTATAATAGAAGCCAAAGCGTCAGGATTGCCCTTAACGCAAGAATTACGCAAAATGGGTATACCTGTACAAAACTATTCGCCAAACAGGGGGCAAGATAAAATTGTTAGGGCTAACGCTGTGGCACCCTTATTCGAATCTGGAATGGTGTGGGTGCCAGAAACGAGATGGGCAGAAGAATTGGTCGATGAGCTTACAGAATTTCCTAATGGTGATCATGATGATTTGGTTGATTCCACTACTCAGGCTTTGTTACGATTTAGGCAGGGAGGTTTTTTAAAACATCCAGCCGATTATGAAGATGAACCTCTAGGTTATGAAGCAAAAAGTTTTGTTTATTATTAAGGATTTATTATGGCAGTTGAAAAAGTAGTTCCAATCTTAGAAGAAGAAACTGTAGAAATAGAAGTGACTCCTGTTGACGAGGAAGTAACTTTTGACCCATCAAACACCGTTCTACTAGACGACGGTAGTGCTGTTGTTAATTATGAGGAGGAAGAAAATGAAGCTGAAGACGATTTTAGTGCAAACTTGGCAGAAAATATGGAAGATAGTCAGCTTGGAGAACTTACGAATGAACTGCTCGCTGCTTACAAAGATGACCTCGAGTCAAGGGCAGAGTGGCTTGAAAGCTACACCGAAGGACTCGATCTCCTCGGAACAAACACGGACGAAAGAAGCGAACCGTTCAGGGGGGCGTCAGGTGTCTACCACCCCCTCCTCGCAGAAAGTGCGACGCAGTTCCAAAGTCAAGCGTACAAAGAACTCCTCCCCCCGAGTGGTCCAGTCCAAACGAGGCTCATCGGTGAAGCGAGTAAGGAAGTCGAAGCCCAAGCTCAAAGAGTAAAAGATTATATGAACTTTATGGTTCTTGATGTAATGGAAGAATTTGACCCTGAATTAGATCAGATGTTATATTATCTTCCGTTATCAGGATCTACTTTTAAAAAGACATATTTTGATGAAACATTAAATAGACCTGTAAGTAAGTTTGTACCTGCAGATGATTTAGTTGTAGCGTATACCGAAAGTAATTTACAAACTTGTGGTCGTTTTACTCATGTAATAAATATGAGTTATAACGATTTAAGAAAACTTCAAGTGTCGGGTTTTTATAAAGATATAGAAATAATTGAAGACGAACAAGCTGATGAGAATGAATCTAAAACAAAGATTCAAGACATGACAGGATTTAAGCGGTCTTCTCAAACAAGCGATATGGTAACTATTTTAGAAATGCATGTCGACTTAGATTTAGAAGGTTACGAAGATGAAGATAAAGACGGAGAAGCCACAGGAATAGCTGTTCCATATATTGTTACGATACACGAAGAAACAATGGATATATTAGCTATACGAAGAAACTATAAAGAGGACGATCCTAAGAAACAAAAGATTAGGTATTTTACTCATTATAAGTTTACTCCTGGACTAGGCTTTTATGGTTTCGGATTAATACATATGATTGGAGGATTGACTAAGTCAGCAACTTCTATCCTTAGACAGCTAATCGACGCAGGAACATTAGCTAATTTACCAGCAGGTTTTAAATCTCGTGGGCTAAGAGTAAGAGATGATGATCAACCTCTCCAACCAGGAGAATTCCGAGACGTAGATGCTCCAGGATCATCGATTCGTGAAGCGATTATGCCCCTCCCCTACAAAGAGCCATCAGCTACTCTCCTCCAGATGCTTGGTGTGTTAATTGAAAGTGGTAGACGCTTTGCATCCGTCTCGGATCTTAATGTTGGGGATTCTAATCAAGCAGCACCAGTTGGAACAACAGTTGCTTTACTAGAACAAGGTACAAAAATACTTTCTGCAATACATAAACGATTACATTTTGCTCAAAGACAAGAGTTACGAATATTAGCAGAAGTTATAAAAAATTCGACGCCTTCGGAGTACCCATACCAATCTGCTGGAGCAGAAGCAACAATAAAAGCGTCTGATTTTGATGATAGAGTTGATGTTGTTCCAGTAAGTGACCCAGCTATGTTTAGTATGAGTCAGAGAATAACTATGGCACAAACACAACTTCAACTAGCACAGGCAGCACCACAAATTCATGACTTATATGAATCGTATCGTAGGATGTATTCGGCACTTGGGGTTCAGAATATTGATAAGCTACTACCACCTAAAGCTGAACAAGTACCGAAAGACCCTGCAAGTGAAAATATGGATGCACTTATGGCTAAACCACTTAAAGCGTTTCAAGGACAAAATCACGACGCTCATGTAGCAACCCATAGTGCGTTTTTACAAGACCCTAATATGCAAAAGAACCAAATGGCGATGCAAGGCTTAATGGCACATATGCAAGAACATCTTGCTTTAAAATACAAAGAGCAGATTGAACAAGCTATTGGTCAACCCCTTCCTGCTGCTGGTCAAGTATTACCCCCAGAACAAGAAGCAATGTTGGCTCAGGCAACTGCTCAAGCAACTCAGGAGATTAGTCAGATGGCACAGCAAATCGCAGGAACAGGACAGTTTGATCCTATCGTAAAATTAAAAGAACAAGAGATTCAAGTAGAACAATCCGAAGTACAGCGAAAAGCAGCAGCAGACCAAGCAAAACAACAACTTGCTTTAGCAAAAATGCAACAAGACGCAACTTTAAAAGAAAAAGAGCTACAATCAGAAGAAGATATTGCAGCATTACGAGCAAATGTAACTTTAGCAACCTCGAAAGGATAAGATATGCCAAGTCGTATGAAACAAATTATGGATGAGTTAAAAGACGAAACCGATCCAGATAAAATTCAAATATTAGAACTAGACCTACAAACTCTTTTAGGTACTAAGCCAAAAGGCAAAGGTGTAAAAAGTAAAGCTGGAGGCGGTTCTATGGCTGGAAATACTCAAGGCGATATGGACTTTGCAGGGGTTACAGGAGATGAAGTCTTAGCAACGAATATGTCAAGAGGTGGTCGTAAGGCTATAAAAGGATTAAAATTTAAAGGTATATTTTAGGAGAATAAAATGGCACCAAAAGAAAAGAAAATTGTTCGTGCAAGTGATTCTTCACTTCTTAAAAGATTTGCGAAAAAGTTTGGAGCAAAGTTAATAGAAGACATGACAGACGCACAGATGGAAAAAATGTTAAAAGAGCCTGATAGTGTTTTTGGAAAATTTAAAACTATGAGTAAAGTAGCAAATGAAAGAGTTAAACGAAAAAGACTTACCTCAAAAGCATATCAAGATAAAATCTTGAGAGACGATTCAGACATGGTAAAAGATATAAAGTACGAAAAAGCAATGAAGAAAAGGTATAATGAAAGAAAAAACAAAGTACAATCGAAATCTCTCGGTGGTTACATGGGAAAAGTAATGGCTGGACGTGGTGGGTCATTTAAAGGTTCTTCTTAATGGATATAGTTACCTACTTACAAAGGGCAATTCAAGAACGACGAGCAGAGATTAGCGAAACGCTAATGTCGAGTGGTGTTGGTGATATGAGCCAATATCAACATTTCATGGGGCAAGTATCTGCTCTTGCATTTATGGAACAAACATTAAGTAAAATAAAAACAAATATGGAGACGCTAGACGATGACTAAAACACTATTCGTACCTGATCATATAGCTCAGGAACGCTCGACTGCAGCAAAAAAAGCTACAGTATCGTCAAACTTGAACACTCTTGATCCCTCTAAGTTTGGATTACCGAAAGAGGATGATAGTTTATCTGCTTTGGAAAAGTTACCAAAGCCTACTGGATGGAGAATTTTAATTCTTCCTTATATAATGCCTAGTGAAACTAAGAACGGCATAATTCTTTCAGATGAGACAGTTGAGCGTAATAGAATCGCAACTAATGTTGGCTATGTAGTCAGTGTTGGTCCAGACGCATATAAAGATAAAGATAAATTTCCTGATGGTCCTTGGTGTAAAAAGGGTGATTGGGTGATGTTTGGTCGATATGCTGGTTCTAAATTTAAAATTGTTGATGCTGAACCTCGTTTATTAAACGATGACGAGATTTTAGCAACAATAGGACACCCATCTGATATATTACATGTTTTATAAGGAGACTTAAATGGATAACACTAAATTAAAAGAAGAAGAAAGCACTGAACAACTTGAACTCAATATTGAAATTGAAGAGGATGAAGTTGAAACAGATTCTGAGGTAGAGGTAAAAAAAGAAAATTCTTCTACGAAAAATGATGATGAGCTTGGTTCGTATACCGACGATGTTAAAAAAAGAATTAATACGTTAACTTGGAAGATGAGAGAAGCTGAACGAAGAGAAAAAGCAGCACTTGATTATGCTAAAAAAGTTAAAGAAGAAAATGAAAATCTTTCTATTAAGTACGATAAAACTAATGAAGACCTCCAAGAACAATATGGAGGAAAAATAACTAGTCAATTATCAGAAGCAAAACGAGCATATAAACTAGCTTATGAGGAGGGCGATGCCGATCAAATGGCAGAGGCTCAATCTGTAATAGCAAAATTAAGCGTAGAAGAAGAAAATGTTAAAAAAGAAAAAGATAGACTAGCTACAAAGAAGGAAGAAGTAAAAACTGTTGAAGAACAACCACTTGAGCAAAATAAACCTGCTCAAGAACCAGACCCTAAAGCCGTAGAATGGGCGAGTAAAAACGAATGGTTTGGAAAAAACGACGCAATGACCTTTACAGTTTACTCAATTCACCGTAAGCTGACGGAAGAAGAAGGTTTTGATCCTACGTCTGACGACTATTACGCAGAAGTAGATAAAAGAATGAGAGAGGAATTTCCTCATAAATTTGAGGATAACAAAACAGGAACAACTCGTAAAAACGTCCAAACGGTTGCACCTGCAAATAGAAATGTAAAAAATGGACGCAATACTATTCGCTTGACCAAAAGTCAAGTGGCTATCGCTAAAAAACTTGGAGTACCACTCGAAGAATACGCAAAACATGTGAAGGAGCCAACTTAATGTCACAAACTATTACGAATAGAACCTCACGTGCTGCTGAAACTCGTTCAACGCAAGAACGCAAGAGACCTTGGAAACCAGCATCATCTTTAGAAACACCTCAAGCCCCTGAAGGCTATAAATTCAGATGGATAAGATCCGAAGTACGAGGATTTTCAGATTCCAAAAACGTCGCTTCTCGTTTACGAGAGGGATGGGAGTTTGTTCGTGCTGACGATTATCCAGATTTTCATGCACCGACTATTGAAGACGGAAAGCATGCTGGTGTAATTGGAGTTGGTGGGTTATTATTAGCCAAGATCCCAGAAGAGATTGTTGAAAGCCGTGCAGCTTATTTTGCAAGTCAAACTGCAGATCAGATGACAGCCGTAGATAATGATCTTATGAAAGAACAGCACCCTTTGATGCCTATAAGCAAAGAAGGGGATAGCCGAGTAACTTTTGGTGGTCCAAGAACGAAAGTTTAAGGATCTTATTTTAACTTTAATTCGGAGATATGAATTATGGCAAACAGTAACGTAGCCTTCGGTTTAAAACCGATAGGCATTTTGGGTGCAGCACCCTATACTTCTGGAGTAACTGAATATCGTATTGCGTCTGATAATAGTAATCCTATTTTTCAGGGCATGGCAGTTATCCCATTGGCAGCAGGAGTTATTGACGATCTACAGGCAGCAGCAGGTGGAAACGTCGGTATCGCTGGTGTCTTTAACGGTTGTGAATATGTTTCTTCAACAACTGGAGAAAAAATATTCTCTAACTTTTGGCCAGGATCAGGGGCAGATAGTAACTTCCCTGTAAAGGCTTTCTTGTACGATAATCCTAATCAGTTATTTACTATATGTACTTCTAACGTAGTATCTGCAGCAAATACTGAAGCAGAGATTCGTGCAGCAGTATTTGCAAATATTGCTTTCGCAACTGGAAATAGTGGTTCAACAACTACTGGTATTTCCTCTGCAACAGCAGATTTAAATACTATAGCAACCACCAACACTTTAGCATTAAGAATTATGGGTGTCCAAGATGACCCTGAAAATTCTGATTTTACTGCTGCTGGTATTCCATTAATTGTTCGTATAAACAACCACTTCAATGCACCAACTGGTTCTATTGCTGCTGGTACTGTTTCTACAACTGGCGTATAAGGGAGAGTGAATAATGGCGATTTCACGTGCACAACTAGCTAAAGAGCTAGAACCAGGATTGAACGCATTGTTCGGTATGGAATATGGTAGGTACGAAAACGAGCATTCAGAAATTTTTGATACAGAGTCTTCAGACAGAGCGTTTGAAGAGGAAGTCATGCTTTCTGGGTTCGGTGCAGCACCAACAAAGTCTGAAGGTGGTACAGTTAATTTTGATACTGCAAACGAAGCATTTACTGCTCGTTTCACTCATGAAACTGTAGCGTTAGCGTTTTCTATTACAGAAGAGGCTATCGAAGACAACCTTTATGACAGACTTGGTTCAAGGTACACTCGTGCTTTAGCAAGATCTATGGCTCATACAAAGCAAGTCAAAGCAGCAGCAATTCTTAATAACGCTTTCACAGGTGGTGCATCCGCAGGTGGAGACGGAAAAGCATTGTGTGCAGCAGATCACCCACTAACAAGCGGTGGTACGTTGGACAATGTTGCTGCAGCAGATTTAAATGAAACATCTTTAGAAGATGCTTTAATTTCAATCGCTGGCTTTACTGATGAGAGAGGGCTAAAAATTGCGTTAAGAGGAATGAAGTTAATTATTCCTTCAGGATTGCAATTTATTGCTGACAGATTATTACAATCTGCTCTACGTCCAGGAACTGCTGATAATGATGTAAACGCAGTTAAGAATATGGGAATGTTACCACAAGGTTACGTTGTAAACCATTTCTTAACAGATACAGATGCGTTCTTCATTAAAACTGACGCTCCAAATGGTTTTAAACATTTTGAGCGTGCACCAATTAAAACTCAGATGGAAGGTGATTTCGATACTGGAAATATGAGATTTAA